ACCTTACCACCAGATACCAGATCGCCAGAACTGAGCTGGTTATCAGCCGTAGAGAAAGTTGGGTCTAGAACCTGTCCGCTAGCAGTCTGAATGCGAAAGTCAAAGACGTTGTACGGCTTGGTCTCATTGCCCGTGTTCTCAAGGGTAACGTCGACCAAGACGTAGGTCTTGCCGCTGTCCGCAACATCAAACTCATTGATTTGGGTCAGATACTCGACATTGGTAACAGTCATTTTGACGCCATCGAGCGTGCCCGTCTCATTCGGCATTAGCTCTATGTCTTTATTCTGCTTGTCGGCGCGATCCTCAAACCGATATGTCTTTTCTGTGTTAGAGACCTGGTTAGTGCCATCCTGCCCGCTGGCAGCAGATGCAACAATCACGATTAAAAGAAATACCAGTATCCCAGTAAGCACCTTGTGACGTGCGAACCAATTCTTTTTCTGAATTTCGGACATTGCAAAGCTCCTTTTTACGGAATTGATACCAACGTCGCAGATTATACAACAAAAAATGTTAAATTGTCAACATATTCTCATTACGCATGAATGCCTGGTCATTAATGCCCTCGATTATGCGCTCCAAGATGGTTTCTTCGCCGAGTTTGACGGTTATGTGCAACGGCTGGCCATTCCCATTGATCCGCGCCGCCAGCTCATCCATCCACTCTGTATTGCGGTCGAGGGGCAGTACGAGCTCACGCCCAGCCTCTCCTATGATTGCATTGGTAGGGCCAAATACCAGACCACCGGTGGCCATCATTCTAGGCAGTGATACGCGTCCAATTCTGCTCAAAGTACCTGGTGTAATACTGTCGATAAGACCTATGGCCTTGTTCATAATGTCGACGACGTCATTGATACGGCGCTCAACGAATTCGATGATGGCATTGACAGCGGTCTTGAACGCGTTACCGATAGCATTACCGAATGTTGTTCCGGCGTCTGCAAACCAACCAGTTATCGACCGCCACAAGCCGCCGAAAAACTCACTCGTCTTGCTAAATGCCCGCTTGATCGCTTCCCATGCTGCACTGAATGTATCGCCAAACCAGCGCGGCGCACCCGTGAAGATGGCGACTGTAGCATCCCACAAGCCCTTATAGAAGCCAATGTACAGGCTGAACGCCTTTTTAATGGCGTTCCATGCTTCCGTAAATCTATCGCCAAACCAGCTACCTATGTTGCCAAAGAAGCGGCCAATGTTATCACGAAGCTCCGCAAAGAAGTCAGTCACATTCTTGACAAATTCCCTAGTTCTTTCGCCAATCCAATTCCATACCTTGCCAGCTGCATCTTTGACGGTATCCCAGTTCTTGACTAATAAGACTAGGCCAGATACCAGAAGTGTGATACCGGCGATAACCAGCACAATCGGGTTTGCAGCCAAGAATGACAATGCTGCCGCCAGTGCGCGCACCGAAACGGTCACGGCCGCCACAGCGGTCGTTCCTACGGCCATCGCGCCTTTCCACGCTGCCCATCCGGCCACGCCTATGGTAAGGGCCGCCGTAACGGCACCGATGGCAATAGCTAGACCCTCTAAGATGGTTCTGACGACCGAGTTATTGGTAATTTCTCTAAACCAGCCGACAATAGCCGAGAAGAAATTGCGCACACCTTCCGGCAGTTTGATGGCCGTGATCTTGTTCCACATCCAGGCGATAGCCTCTCCTATCAGCCTAAAGACTCCTGTAAAACCTCTGATGGCGGGGTTTTCCGTGAATTTCTTGAATATATTTCTAATTTTGTCGAGTATCTGTTGAACCTTATTGGGCTTGTCCCCTGCATCGTCATCGTCGCCACCTATAAGGTCATCGATATTAAGTGGCCCGACTCCGACGTTGCCACCACCCCCGCCACCTCCGGCACTCGGCTCCTGCAGGACATTCATCTCGTCGAAGCTGGCCAGTTGTTTTTGCAGTTTCTTCGCCGCACCTGCTGCCTGATCAATGCCAGATGCCACGCCGCTCGCGCCAGCTGCCGCCTTAGATAAGGCACCAGCCGTCTTTTCAGTGGATTTACTGACATCCTTGGCATCACTGGTCGTCTTGCGGCCAAAGATGCTGCCTATAGAACGGGCAATAAGGCTTATGCCTGATATGGTGAGCTTTACGAAGGCTATGATGTACGGAACGACCGCATTGATCGCCTTGGCTATTCCATTAAAGAACGCGGCGATGTTCGCCTGGCCGATGGTATTCATTATGTCGGCAAGGCCGCGCACGATAGCCGTTCGCAAATTGGCGATAGATGTCTGTACGCCGCTCGTCGAATTGCGCGCCTGCTCCTCGAAGCTGGGGAATCCTTGCAGACCTTCTTTGTTCAGGCGAATGATCGTGTTCATGAAGTCATTCATGGCGATCTCGCCATTGCGCAGCTTCTCGCCAAGAATGTCAGGGTTAGCGAGTCCCATAGCAGTCGCCACCTGCTTTAGCTGGGCTGGCATGGCAGCCATCGCAGAACGCCACTCGACAATGTCGATCCTGCCCTTGGTATATGCCTGTGAAAGCTGCTCCATTGCCGAGCGCTGGAGGTCTATCGGCGCGTTTCCGGCCAGTATAGCGTTATTCAACGCTAAGAATAGTTCGGTGGATGCCCTAATATCGCCATTGGCACTTGTGAACCGCTGCACGGCCAATGCAGCAGTGTCCAGTGTAGTAGGTAGACCTTTGAGCCTTTCGCTTAAGATATCGATGGCTCGCTGTGCTTCCTCTGTGCCAATCCCGAGGTTGGACATGACTGTTGGGAAGCCATTCAAGACATCGAGGCGCCTTACGGCATCGTCCATGCTGCTGGAGATGGCACTGAACGCTTTAGTTAAGGCTGTTGCAATGACATTTCCAGCAGCCACAGCAGACTTGCCGATCCCACCAAAACGACCCTTTGAGGTGCGTTCAAGCGCCGCAATATGGTTTTTTACTTGTTGCAGTTCCCTCTGGAACTGATCACTTTGTGCGGTGATCAGTACCTTCAGTTCGTCTACTGTGGTTGCTGCCATGCTTGGCTCCTAGCCCAAGGGCTACTCTTCGGAGTGCCGCCTCGATGTCGGTAGACATTGAGGCTCGTGATTTCTTATAGAGCACTGGTTCGCTCGGGTACTTCTTCGGGTCATTAACAGCTATGGCTATGTACCGGCCGAGCAGATAGTTGGTATTGTCAATCAACTGGAGCTGCCGCTCGACCCGCTTCTGATACGCCTCGAAAACCATCTCGATAATGCGCGGGGTCATGCGCCAATATTCGTCATGACCCACGCCTATCGAAAGAGCGTCAACCTCTAAACTTTCCCAGTACTGCCAGAAGTATTTGAATTTTGGAGTTTCGTAGACGACCGCAGTTCGTCTATCACTGCGTCCATATCCACCTGATCCCCTAAAAAACCGGCCTCTTTGATGCCTCGAAGGATGATCTCGAAGCAGTGCACGATGCCCTTGCCGACGTGCTCGTTGACCTGCTCGTCGGTTGCGCCGCCAGCCCGCAACAAAAAGACGAGATCAGATACGCTTGGAACACGCTCACCGAGTTTCTGGAAGACCTCGAAGAAACTAATACCTTCGGACTTCTCTGCCTTGGCAATGTTTATGGCTGTGTATTCCAGGTTGAGTTCGCTCATCGAATGGTTCCTTGCTTACGTTTTAAGGTTGGGGGCTTTAGCCTCCGCCCCCAGGAGGTTACTCGCTTTCAGACTCGGCCGGCGTGTAGGTCGGCTGGCCGCTCACGCGAAGCGTCATGGTGAAGCTATCCAGACCGTCCACGGTCTTCTCGCCCCACGCGAAGCGCGAGATGTAGGCGTCGAGCTCCAGCACAGTGCCGGCTGGGGTCACAATTTTCCACTCACGCACCGCTCGGCTCTTGAAGAGCTCATACAGCTGCGCCTGCTGAACCCCGTCGATGACGTTACCGCTGACGTCGAACGAACCGTAGTCGGTCGCGCCAGCGATAAACTCTTTAGCGCCGCCTGGACTATCGAGGGTGGTTACATCCATTTCCTCGTGTTCGCCGCCCACCTCGCCAATGCTAGTAAGGCGCGCAAGCTCGGTGTCTTGTGGCTCTGACCCTGCCTTCACTAGGATCAGTTTGGTGCCGATTGTTTTTGTTCCTGCCATATTCTTCCCTCCTCACGGGTTTTGATGGCGGCACATCACAGTACGCCGTCGAAGCGGGTCGTGATGTGGTATAAAGCTCCTTCCGGCGATGGCACATCTGCCGAAAAGCTCAAACGGTAGCCCAGATTGCGCATCGCTATCTCTACCTCGGAGAGTATTCGCGAAGCGGTCGGGCTATCGTCTGCGAATATGTCAACAACTACCGTCACCTCTTGGCTGGAGATTTCATTGTCTAGATCGAGGTCGACAGAGTTGTTAGCGACATAAAAGGTGATGGCTGGCGGGTTCGCAAAGACAGCCTGCGAACCTTGGCGGCATTCGTACCCTAGCGCTGCCAGTGCTGAAAAAATCTCTGCTTTGGGCAGCTCCATTGCCATCACTTACCACCTTTCAGCACGGCCTTGATCATGGCCGCACGCACAAGCTTCTGGATTTTGTCCTTGTTCTGGTGCAAGGCGGGGTACATGAATGGCTGTGCTATCATGCCTGGCCAGTCGGGTCTATAGGCAAGCTTTACGCCCTTGGGCTCGTACTCGTGGGTTTCCGCTCCGCGTACGCCGGTACCGAATTCGACGTATGGTGCGTACTCCATAGCCGTGGATGCTCCACTTGTTACCTTCCCGTCGCTAACCTCGGCCTTGATGGGATGGATAGAGCTCCGCAGCGCGCCGGTTCGGACAGGCACGATTGACTTGGCCGTTGAGGTCACGACAGCCGCTGCCTTATTCAAGGCCTCGACCATAGCCTCGCCCTGAATAGCCTTCTTTTTGGCCTCAAGTTTGGCCTGCAACCGGCTAATGCCCAGAAACCGAATGTCTACTGAACCAGCCATCTTGTCCCCACAATCAGCTTGTGCGAGTCGTTAGGGATCACGCTGACAGCAACATACTTGACGCCCGCGTACTCCAGAAGGTCGTCAACCTCGACTGGAGTGTCGGGGGCACAGGTAATCGCGATGTCGATTTCGTGCGTAAGCCCCATCTCGGTCTGCACTTCGCCCAAGTTGTTAAAGCGAACATTGCCTTTGAAAGTGCTGACTGGCGTGGTGCCAGCCTTCTGCACACCGCCCTCGGAGTCTACAGTTTCGATCTTCTGAAGCTTCGTGACGGTCTTATCGTAAAAAGTCCTAGCGATAGCCGTCTGGAAACTAGCAGGGACCAACATGCACCCTCCGATACGGCGCCAGAAGCTTGGCAACGCCGCCAAACAATTCGTTGTCGTCAGCGCCCACGAGGTACTTTTTGACCTCATTGTGGTAGCTGACGGATTGGCCATTGTCGGAAACAGAGGCAACCGCCTGTTCTGGCTCGGTGCTATTCCTGCTGTTGTAGGTCTGCTGGTAGACCCCGACAACGACCCGTGCCACGATCCGCTCCAGACGTTCATCTAGAACGGTATCGTTCAGGTAGAGCAAGACGCGGTCGACAACCTCGTCGATTACGAATTCCAGAAGGTCATTTTGACCCTCACTCTCACCCTCGCTCTCGATATTCGAGTTGAGGATGGTGACATATTCCGCAATCCTTGCGCGCTGTTCGTCCGTCATCTTGCTCCCCTTATGAATTGCCGGCTACAAAGCCGCCGGCGGGGCTATTAAGACTATTCGCCTTCGCTCTCAGACTCGCTGGTGTCCACAACCTTGATGTTGCGCAGAGCTGCGACAGCCTTGGTCGACTTGACGGCTACGGCAGCAACCATTTCGACCTCACCCTTCTTGACAGCACCTGAGGTACCCATGTCAGGCAGGTAAACATTTACCAGCTTGCTGCCGTCGGGCGAGACACCGTGAACGCCGTCCTCGCCAACGCGGATAGCGTACAGAGTAGTGGTGCCGTCCTCGGCGGTCGGGATGACTGGGCTGGTAGTACCAGGCTTGTCACCCATGTCCACAAAAACCGCGTTGCCGTAACGGATGACCTCGTTGCCAAGTTCGTCGCGGTCGTACCGAATGTTCGGCACATGGTCAGCAACGGCCTGGAACGCGGTGTACAGGTCGTTGTTCATGAGGAAGTGGGTGGCTGCGCCATCCATCCTGCCGACCATCTTGCGTACCCAGTAAAGGAACTTGCGGTAGTTCTGATTGATGGCCTCAGCGCTCGACAGGTCGATCGGCGTAGACGGTATAAGCTCGGTAGAGGTACCGGTAACAGCCTTGTCGATACCGTCGAAGCTGTTCGGGTCATCACCCTCGCTGTCGCCGTTGATGAACTGGTCGTGGAACACCGCAATGGTAGCCTTGGCCTTTTGACGGCTCTGGAATTCCACGTGGTTGACGACCTGGGTTTCGTCTTGAGCGATGACACGGTCGACCTCATAGGAACCACCGAACACCTTGAGATCAACGTTAACCTTGGTGGTTTTGGTTTCCTGCGGAGTGTATTCGCTGTTTAGCGCACGTGAACCAGCGCTCGGCTGAGTCGTGATGCGGTTGTAGGAGTAGGTTAGGGACCTACCTCCCTGGGGTTTTACCGTGTTGTCAAACGGCAGCGCGTTCAAGAGAGGCGACTGCCGGAATTCGTCAATAACTTGATCGGTCAGCTTGTCCTGGCTAAGCTGCTTGGCGTCATTTAGGGTTACAGGCATATCCTGTTATCCTTTCTACTATTTACCGAAGAGAAGCTCCCGTGTGCTCTTTTTGTCTTCGCCGCTGGGCTTGCCGCCGTCAGGGTTTGAGCGATCTGGTGGTGTGGTGCCAGCCAGCTTCATCTCGACGGCCTCTGAGACTGCCTTGTGGAAGGCTTCTCCGAGCGCCTCGATGTTTTCCCTGGTCTTTTCGGGATCAACATCGACCACCCAATCGACGAGGTTGGTCGGGATGCCCTTCTCTTGCATCAATTCGCGAGCGTCAGCTCGGTTCTCTTTAAGAGCAGCGTTGCGTTCGCGTTCTTCGATCTCGCGCAGCTTCCTCTGCTCTTCCTCCTTGGCCTTATCCTCGTCGGACAGTTTCGATTTGCGCTCGTAGTCGGCTATGGCGTCCGAGACTGCTTTGTTGAGTCGATCCTCAAACTTCTTTTCGGCCTTCGCCAAGCGCTCCTTTACGATCCTGTCGACATCTTCTTGAGTAAAGGTCTTGGAGTCTCCACCTTTTTTGTCATCCCCAGTTTGGCCGTCAGCCGGTGGCGTGCTGTCGTCTGGGTTTGGTGCTGGATTGCCGTTCTTATCAGGATCCATGCTTTCCTCCGTTTGCCCCCGTCGGGTGAATTAGTATGATTGCAATCAAAAAACGGCTCCGCCCGCAGGCGAGAGCCGTATAACAAAAAAACGGCTTCGCGCAGAGGCGAAAACCGCTTTCGATCAAGGCTAATTATAAACTATGGCTTAGCCGGTGGCAACTCTACCGGCTCATCGATTGGTTTTGAATAGAATTCTTCGTAGCTTTTGACCACCTCGGGTATAGCCTTACCTGCTTCGGTAAGCACACAGATGCCCTTATCGAGATCGTATTCGTACCATTCCTCGTTGGTCATGAAGTATGGTAAATCTGCCCTCATTTCATTACCCTCTTGAGATAATCCCCCATTGCCCTGCCGAGTTTGTTAGGTTTACCGCTGTGCAGGTTGGCGAACAGCTCGGCGAAAAATTCGTATGGATCTCTTTGGGCGTATAGGGACGTCCTAGCGATTATTTCGTCATCGCTGAGGCCGTATTCACGCCTTGCAATTTCTATTATATCACTGTGCACCTTGCG